AGACCCTCTTTTTATACGGTGTGGGGGGTTGTTTCCCCCACACAAAAAGTCACGGAAATTTATCAGGAGAAAAGAAATGAAACATTTATATATCGAATCATCAGCAGGGCATTTTATTTGCGATTCCACGACAGGAATAGTTATAGACAGGTACATCCAAGATGATGAAAGATATCTTAAAATATGCATGTTTAATCTCGAGGATGTGCCTGATGGGTGCGACACTGTAGATATTTTGGATATCGGTTATTGGATGGAAGACGGAACTTATGAACCTAAAATTGAAAGCGAGGAAATCTAATGAGCAAGATCAGAAAAAAATTCCATGTGAACTACATTGTGTGCTACATGATGAGAAATAATAAGGCTGATTATGAATGCTTTGAAACTTTGCAGGAAGCTAAAATCAAATACAACGAATTAATCAGTGATGACGATATTCATTCCTGTACGATTACCAAAGTAGTTGAATCCACGGATTATTAATCAATAGACCCTCTTTTTAATGAAAGGTATACCAAAATGAGAAGCCGAAAAAATAACAGGATCAGAAGTAAATCCAGCAAGATGCAATGGGTGATAATGACCACGGAAGGCCCTTACCTTGTTGACTGGAAGCCAATCATAGGCAAGGAAGGTGTCACGGAAATCTGTTGGAGTGGAACGAACAGAATTGATGCGGATCATGCTTTGTATCGAATGATTAGTTTGTGTGGCGAATAAGTTTAACAACAAAACGAAAGGGAAAACCATGTTAAGAATTGACACTAAAAAACCTATTGAAATAATGTCATCTAACAACAAATATTCAATTGAGAGCAGAGTTAATAGATTGCATTCCATGACATCCAATCTATCTGTAATAAGAAAGCTTTGGAATAAGCGGGTGCATCATGCACCCAAAGCATTAAGGCGGGGTTACATTAAGTGCGTTCTGGAAACGCATTTAGCCAACAAAAATTTATACATTCGTGTTATGAATGGACTATTATAAACAACCAACCAACCACCAACCCTGTTTTTTAACATTAGGAGGCCAAAAAATGTTTACGACTCAAAGAATTTTCAATGAGAATGAAACCAATACCGAATATGGAAACCGAATTTATAAAGGAGTAATTGGTTATCACTGGATTGTTTTAAAAGATGGCAAAATAATCGATACTCCACTGTTTAAGACATTCAATGAAGTTAAAAAGAAATACCCCATGATTTTAAAGATAAAAATTTAAACCATATAGACCCTGTTTTTTTTTGAAAGGATACCCAAAATGAAAATACTAAAAAACAATCTTTCTTTGGTCACGGAAATATGGCACGACCCCGGTGATTATCCATCTGGCATAGCCTCCGGGCCTATGGTATCGACCATATGCCTTGAAGATATATCAGGCCACCTAATAATCCAGGTTGAAGAATCAGACAAGGATTGCGAGGAATGGCATGAATGGGGGCCGGAGCTTAACCTTCATTATCTCATGCAGGATGTAAACATTGAAATCCAGGGAGTAAAAATAACCCATTGGCAGTTCTGCCCGAAAACCCATCCAGATCCAAATGATGCTGCTAACCTAGACACATGGACTATAATTCCTTACAGATGGAATGCTGACGATTTCGACCCGTGTCCATAAGATGTGTATAGACCCTGTTTTTTTGGAAGCGTTGTTGTTTTTACCAGTTTTAAAACTTTTATGTTTTTTAGAAAGGGATTTTTATGACTACTGAATCTTACATTGAAACCAATCCAAACATTCTGCCTATACCTGATTACGATGACCCTAATCGCATCGTTGATCTCAAGCTTAAAGCATCGGATCTTCAAAAGATCCGCAAGTTGTGTGCTTTAATGACCACGCAAACCAAAGTAAAGTCAATAAGTCAAATAGAGCATCTTCAGATCATGCTGGAGGTAATCGGATCTGACGGCATCGACATGAATCGTCTTCACGATCTTCTTTATGGACAGGAAATGGGCTGGGAAATCAAACAGGTATAGACCCTGTTTTTAATTGCCCTGCCGGACATTCTAGTAGGGCAAAAATATTACACATTATTATTTTACAAGGAATTAAAAATGAAAATGATTAAAGCTCCAGGTTACACATCCAAGAAGAAATACGAAACACCATCCCGTCATGTAAAGCGAGATCCAATGATATTATCAGAACTCGAAGCAAAAGTGCTTCAGACCCTGTTATCCATCGGGCGAAAAACCAAGATGAAGCATCATTATGAATGCACCCTTTCCGAGGCATTTAATGCCCTTAAAATAACTAATTATTCATTCAGTGGAGCGATATGTTCTTTAAAACGCAAAGGGTTTTATTATCATATACTTTGGACATCAGACCATAACAGGAATGGTAGAAAAGATCACCCGAAAAAATGCGTGAAAGCATATGGAGCGAGGATTCAGGTGAGGTCTGACATAGCAATGGTTATAGACCCCGTTTTTTTTAAGGACAAAACAAATGGCGATGACCAGAAAACATGTCGAGGAGTATTGCAAGAAAAATAAAATACAACTTCTTGTCATTGAAGGACACGATAATGCGATTTTAAAAATTGATAAGAGATCAAATCCACCAGTACTTGTATATTCAAGGAGTAAAATAATAGAGAATTTAAAAAACGACATGGATCATGATGATGCAGTTGAGTTTTTTGAATTTAACATTTCTGGATCATACATGGGCGATCTTACACCTAAGTTTTTATAGCAAAAACAAGGTGTTTTCGTGTACACTGTAAATATAAGAGGGTTACTAGACCCTCTTTTTTTTTACCCACGGAAATCTATCATGGACGATAAAAAATACTGGGGTTACGGCGATATATCCGCTGAACTGGATCTGTCGTACACAACGGTCAGACGCAATGTCGATAAGATGATCAAAAAGAAATTAATCGGGCCATTGTCCAGGCAGATCGGCGAGAACGGACACTACTATGCTTGTCTATCTGACACCCAGTATTCAAAATTCAAGGAATGGTTGAGGATAAGAAGGAAAAATGAAAGCACTTCTCACATGGAACAAAAGGAGGCGGCACAAGACAACGGTCATTTTTATGTAATACTATTAATCCCGGAATTTTCAAAGAAGCGAATCAAGGCGGGATTCAGCAGCAGGATCGACACTAGAATCGCAGAGCATTTAACCACAGTTCCGACCGCAAAACTAATTTATTCGGCCCCCTGTATGCGTTCCTGGGAATCATTCCTTCTGTCTTATGTACATAGTCACGGCACAAAAATAAAGTCCGAGGTATTCGATGTGCCTAATGTAAATGGAATGATAAAAAACCTTCAGACCCTGTTTGATCAAATAAGTAAACGAAAATGAATCACTTAGACCCTGATTCTTCATCAACATCAATCTCAGTTCCTTTAAGCAATTCTGCCAGTGCAATGTAAGCAGCAGCATCCTCAAGAGTATCCTGATGATACCCTTGAGAAAGTCTAGCAAGCTTCAACATTGCCATCATCACAGCGACTTCATATGCGGAAACTTCCCGCTTCAAAAAATTAGTCCAAGAATTCGCAATGCGTTTTAGATTAAGTTCTGGAGCATCATACTGATTAGCTCTTTCAACAATATGCTCAGTAGCCCTGTCGAAGAATTCGGAAACTTCATACCTATCCATTATGACTCCTTTACTTTTCTCATTTTTGCTGCGGTGCGATAATTTTCAAGTGCAACTTTCTTTGCAATAATTTCTTCAATTGGAATCAAAAACCTGTTGTTCTTTTTTTTCTGATGCATTAAATCATGATCATCAATTCCATTGTTTCTTAAGATTTCAACTAATGGAGTAGGATCGTCAATCATAATTGCACCGGGATAATTCCCACGGTAAATAGTTTCAAACATGTAAGGCAGTTTGAAATTTAAAAGTTTGCAAGCTTCCCCAGTCGTGCAATAAACAGTTCCATTGATTTTAACAGCCATGTTAATCCTTCCTTTTAGTTAATATGCTTTGAATCTGAAAAATCTTGTCTGAATTTTTTGCAAGTGCTTTTAAAATTGGATAAAGAGACATTAAACAAACCATAGGCTCATTCATTTTCTTTGTCCAGAACCAACCGGATTTTTCAATCCCATCAGCAGTTGCACATACTCCATCATAAATACATTGTGCCGAATCCTTTACTCCCATTATTCCTGGAAATAAATCTTCAAGAGTTTGTTCAATAAACTCAAGTTGTGCTGCGATCACATTTGAGTTCAATGAATAAGGTTTATTATCAAGCTTTTTTATGGCGTATGCCCATTCCATTACCGCAAGACACGCAGCAAAATTTACAACTGTGTCTGGCCTTTTGCTAGGTATATCACTTCCTTCCCAAGCATTTCTAAGGCTTGCCAAGGCTTCCACTGATGCAGCACCAAGTTCTTCTGGCATAACCTCGATTCCAGTAAATTCTCTAGCAAGAAAACATGCCCTGCGAACACATGTCTGAACAGCAACCAAACTTGAAATCCGTTTCATTTGACTGTCCTCCGGTAAACACTTCCATGAGCATTATACTTTCTCCCGCTCATGCGGGGTAAGGGTAATCTCAACATATGAATGAAAATCCTCATCGGCATGATCACCAAGTTTAATGTAAATGCTTTTGATAAATTCTGTGTCATCACCAAGAAGGTATCCACAATGTTGAAGTTGGTCAAGGATGGGTTTAATGCGATTGTCCAGGTCACATTTCCTCCATCCTTTCCCAGGTCTGACAATTATTAAAACATCCACTGGGTCTTTAATAGGACTAATTTTTTTTAAACTGTTTTCACCAAAATGATTGTTCTCTGATCTCCAGGCACGATACTTTTCAGAAAGAATGACTCTTCCTTTAAAGTTTCTCCAGCAGCTATTAACTGAAGGAGGAAGTGAAAATATAACGCTAATTGGTTTCATCGTGTTATCTCCACGCCCAGGATGGTGCTGTTATTTTTGGAACAATACCATAATAATCTGGAACAAACTTGTTTTCACGATGAGCAGCTAGAAAACTTCTAATGTTTTGAAACACTTGGTTTTCCGCTTTGTCTATATCTGAAGAATCAAATTGAGCAACCATGCATGATGGGTAAACACCTTTGTCAACAACGATATGATAACACTCACGAATAGCAATTCCAATTGATCGTAAGCAAAACCGATACAAGGCAAGTTGACGCATGTAACCGTTATAAGCACATTCTTTACCCCAATCCATCGGGTCATAAGAAGAAACAGTTTTTAAGTCTGCAAGCCAAAGTCTTTCTTTGCAGTAAAGATCAGGAATAAATTTTATTTTTAAAAGTTCCCCATCAACAACGACATCAACAAGAATTTCATTCTCCTTGACAACTTCACTAGTTAAAAAATAACTGGTTGCACTGTTGTCATGAATCGAAGAAATCATCCGGTTGGCTTGCTCGACATCGTCATGCGTGATAACC